AATCTAATTCTTTATTTGAAATTGCACCTTTGGTTTTTGATATTTGTTGCATGACAAAATCACCTGCAAGAGTAAAGAAAACTTCTGCATCGGATATATCTTCTGTATTTAATCCAAGTTGTTTTGCAAATTGTTTTAATTGTAAACTTGTTTGTGCAAGTGTACCAAACTCTTTATCATCCATTTGATTAATAAGTCTTAACATTGCATCAATATTTACATTTTGATCAATAGCAGTATTTCGATTTTTTCTTAATTCTTCAGTAGAATCAGTGTAATTCTTTGCAGCTATTTTATTTAATTCAATATCACCTGCATCTTGACCTTTATCTTCAATTGTTACTTTTGTTGAATCTGTTTTACTTAAATAATCAGATAATGCTTCTGCAAATGCTTTGTCATATTCTGGTGTACCAGGTTTAAGATTTCTTGCTTCCAACATTGCTCTAATGTTTTGTTGCAATGCAGGAACATTTGTATCTTTAATTTGTGCATAAGCTAAAGCTCTATTTAAAATATCTTGCTCTTTTTGATAATTAAATTTTTCTCTATCAAGTTGTGCTTTGTCAAAAGCTGCTTGTGATTCTCTACCACCTTGCATTGCCATACCAAGAGCTTCAGCAAAACCAATAGGTCGTGGACTATATCCACTTGCTTTCAACAAACCTTCTGCAAATCCTGTACCAAAAGGTGATTGTGCAAAATTTAATAAACCTTGTCCAAGTCCAACTTTTTTTCCTGGTGTTTCTGGTCTTGATATTCTTGTACCAACTTGATTAATTAAACCAGATGCTCTTAAATAATTTTCTTCTGTATTATCAATAACATTTTGTGCTTTTGATTTACTACCAATATTCATCATATCAGGATTCATATAATTTGGTAATGAACCGTAAGTAGCACTATAGACACTTGGATTAATTCCGTAATCTAATGCACTAAAATTTGGAGTTTTGTTACGAAAAAATACAGATCCTTGACGAACAGGAACACCTTGTCCTCCAGTAGTTCTTGTATCAAAACCATAAAGTATTTCATCTACTGGTGATCTGCCACCATAAAATTCTGTTCCTCTTTTTTCTTGTATTCTATTAAGATAATCACTCATTAATAAAATCCTCCAAGAATACCGCCTATACCTGCACCTAATCCTGGAGATATACCTGGTATCATGCCACCAAGTTTAGCACCTGTCATTGCACCACTTAATAATCCTGCACCAGTATTTCTAAATTGCGGTACAGTTTCAAATTTTGTTTGTGGTACAGACGCACCAAGAGTTGCTAGGTACTCTCTTAATTTCATAAATGGTCTTTGTTGTTCGAAATCAAAACGAGCCATAGCATCTTGCAGCTCTGCCATTTTCATTCCTTCTCTTGCTTGTCCAACTTCACCAAGTCTTGCAATATCACTATAATCAGCTTCACCAAGTCCAGGAGCAAGTTGCATAGCATCAAACTGTCTTTGTCTTTCAGCAGCAAAGTTATCAGCAAATAATCTATTTTGTGAATCTGCTAATTCTCGTGCTAGTATTTCTTGATTTGCACCAGATCCTAACCTTCCTGCTTTTGTAAATTGTGATTGTACTTTACTCGTTACATTATCAGCTACTTGATCTGCAACACTTTGTAAAAATGGATTAGAAGTAGGAGATAAATAATCACCTTGTAATATTTTATTTACTTCACTTTGTGCCGATCCAAGTAACGGATTACCTTGTATTGCTCTTGCTTGTGCAAGTTGCAAAGCAGTTTCCGATGCAGGATCAAATCCTATATAAGTTGCTTTTGGAAAAAACTGTGGAGTTTGTGATTCAAATAAATCCTGACCGTAATCTATTGCTTGTTGAAAATATGGTCTAATAAATTCACTTGGCTCTTGCGAAGTTGTTGTTGTTACATTTGTTGGGTTACTACCTTTACTCATAAATCTTTCCTAATAATAAAAACTGGTTGATTATAACCATGTAGTTTTCTAATCCATCCTTTGCGACCTGCTACTTCAATAGCATCACAGCCATTGCGTTTTGCAAAATCTTCTATTTTTGTTTGTATGTCGGTCAACCAATGACCTAGATTTTTTCCTCCTGCGAGAAAGTATCGTAATATTTTTTTTTGCGGATACTCTGCCATTTCTGTAATGACCGCACATTCCACACCACCTTGCCAACTTATCCAAAGTTGAAAGAAATCTTTTTTTATACCTTTATAAATATCTTCAAGATTGTAAGTATCATCCAAAGCTTTTTCTAAAAATGGTTTACAATCTTTCCAAACAAAATCGATGTCTTGTTTTGGTACTTTAACAATCATCCAATAATAATGTACGCAAAGTTTTGATCATTATTACTTGAACTTGCGTGTGTTAATGTAGCCGATCCACTTGCTCTAGCAGAAACAAATAAATTATTTTCTGCTGTTTTGCCGTTTGCTGTAGTTGGCATAAACACAATAACACTATCACCACCAATCCTGGCATCTGTTAATGTTGTCGATGTTGCACTAGCAGTAAGTGTAATCTCACCTGTGCTATTTATTTTGCCATCCATAACATTATTAAGAGTTGAACTTACCAATCTTAAATGCTGCGAATTATCAGGCATTGATAACGGCACATTTAAAAATTGGTTACTTGCCATTCTTCTTTTTCTTTAATTTTGATAAATGTTTTTTAAGCATCACCGATTGTTTTTTATGCAACTTAGATGCTTTCTTTAATCCTTTAATTACTTTTTTTACTGTTTTCATTATCTTTTCCCTTCAGGTCTAGCTTCAACATCAACTCCGAGCATATTCGTAAAGTTACCATTCACACTTACACGAAGTCTGTGGTAGCGATCAGTTGTGCGAAGCGGACAATTACCAGATGTATTCTGTGTAATTGCTGTTCCAGTTGTTGTTGCATTTGCCTGTGAAGGTCTATGGATTGGAGTAACAGTTATTGTTGTATCTTCTCCATTTGCATCAACTATTGGTATTGCATTTATTAGTGTACTTCTTCTTCCATCAACACCTTCAAACTCTGTTGTATCAACTGTTGCTGAAAGTGAAGCTCCTAAAAACTTACCAAACTTTTTTTCTGAATTAAAACCTGCAAGACCAATAACTCCTTCATCATAAAAAAACGAGTCTAATGATCGTGGTAATCCGTCTAGTGTTCCAAGAACATCTAAACTTTCTAATGTATTAAATGCTTCTTGTGATGCACTTTGCACAAATGTTAAATCCTGACCTGATCCTGTTGACCATCTATCAGTAGAATAATTATAAATTAATAATTTATTATTAATAAAATCTGTGCCTGTAGCTCCATCTCCTCTATACGACCAGACAACGATGCTGTTGTTTGGATCAATAGCTGAAGTTACACCTTCTAAGTTTGATGTTATATCTTGAAAAAAGAATT